TCCTTTCAACCTCATCCGGCGTATCCGGCTTGTTGGGTTTGTCGTATGTACGTCTTGATGGATATAATATACCATGTCGCATGTACGACATTCAAGAGGGTTTTAAAAGTTTTTCTTCGATTCGACCGAATTACTCAGGACGGAGTCCGGGGGCCGATAATTACGCTTTTTTCACACTTTTTTCCCACCTTACCTATGCTAATATTAGATCATGGGGAAGTTGATCGGGGAGCTCCCGGCGTACCCAAGAGAGAGCGATACGTAACTACGCTATAGAGCGTACATCGTATTCGCTCTTTTTGATTAGGAGAACTGATGAAAAACGACAAATACCGGCTAAGGTCCATGCAAATAGCATTAGCGAAGCTCCAGCAACGGATTGACCGAGGCGAGGTTGAAAATCCGGAAGAACGGATAGAGCAGATCAAACGGGCGTTTGGTGATGAAAATGTTCGTAGTGAAGAACAAAAGTGAGGAATAACCACAGGGGAAACATTCTGTATAACGAACAGGTGGTGAGTGGATATGGCAGAACTGACCGAAAAACAGAAACGATTTGCTGACTTTTTTATCGAGTCAGGGAACGCCACAGATTCATACAAGCGCGCAGGCTATTCGGTACACAGTGATAATGCTGCAGGAGTCGAAGGCCATAAACTCCTAAGAAACCCTAAGGTTCACGCGTATATAGAGGCGGCAATAGCCGAAAAGGATAATGAACGAATCGCCAGCCAAGACGAAGTACTTGAATTCCTGACTAGCGTCATGCGCGGTGAGGTGATTGAGCGAGTGCCGCTATTGGTCGGGAATGGGATGCAGGAACTTGTAGACAACGTCCCTGCGGTTCAAGTAAGGAAGGGCGCTGCTGAACTACTCGGCAAACGATACAGGCTATTTACTGACAACTTGAACCTTGGCGGAACAGTCGGAGTTCAGGTGGTCGATGATATATGACGAGACTATCAACATGCATTGCACCATCGTTCCATGAGGTTCACAGGGACGTCAAGCGCGGCGGACATACTCATTACTGGTTAGGTGGTGGCCGGGGCAGTACGAAGTCATCGTTCGTCGCTATCGAGATCGTGCTCGGTATGATGAAAGATCCCGATGCAAACTGCGTGGCACTACGGAAGGTAAAGGATACGCTGAAAGATTCGGTGTATGAACAGTTCCAGTGGGCAATTGAGCAAGCATTAGGCGTCAGCCAATTTTGGCATACCAGCGTCAGCCCATTAACGCTGACCTACATACCGACCGGACAGAAAATCATATTCCGGGGCGCGGATAAGCCAAAGAAGATCAAGTCGATCAAGTTTCACCGCGGCTATTGCAAATATCTGTGGTATGAGGAAGTAGACGAGTTTACCGGCATGGAAGAGATCCGGATGATCAATCAGTCTCTCATGCGCGGTGGTCCAAAGTTCACTGTATTCTACTCGTACAACCCGCCGAAGAGTGCGAACAACTGGGTTAATACCGAAGTGAAGTTAACAAGGGCTGACCGTATGACGCATCACAGTAACTACCTGACGGTGCCGAGGGAGTGGCTCGGGGAGCAATTCATCGTAGAGGCTGAGCATCTGAAGGTAACTAAGCCGACATCATACGAGCATGAATACTTGGGATCGGTCACAGGAACAGGCGGGGAAGTATTCGACAACGTACAGATTCGCAAGATCAGCAATGAGGAAATCGAGGACTTTTACAACATCAAGCGCGGCCTTGACTACGGTTATGCAATTGATCCTGTATCATACAACGTCATGCATTACGATCGTAAGTACAAACGGTTGTATATCTTCTTCGAAATCTACAAGGTGGGCATGAGCAATTACATGCTGAACCAAGAGATCGAGAAGGAGAACAAGAACAACGAGCAAATCATAGCGGATTCAGCGGAACCAAAGTCGAATCATGAACTCCGGCAATACGGCAGAAGGATACGGTCGGTAAAGAAGGGGCCGGACTCAATCGAGTATGGAATCAAGTTCCTGCAGGATTTAGAGGCCATAATCATAGACGACCAGCGCTGTCCGGAAACGGCGCGCGAATTCCTCACATACGAGCTTGAGAAGGACGCCAACGGGAATTTCAAAGCCGGTTACCCCGACAAGAACAATCACAGTATAGATGCAGTACGGTACGGAATGAACGACGAGGCGATGCAGTTCAAGGAGCGTAAGAAGCACGAGAGCGACCCGGACAATCCAACGCCGCAGGAGAAGCACCAGAAGGTTGTGAAGGCCATGACGGGCGGCCGGCCGAATACGGCAGCATATACAAGGTGGTGAGCATATGGAATTTCTAATCGGGGCGCTGGCAACAGTGGCCTTTTTTGTTTGCCTGTACGGGGCTTATAAAGCCGGTCAGCGGTCACGTAAGACCGTACCAAGGGAAATAGACGAGCAAGAGGCACATCGGGCCAAACAGCTACGTCAGGGCTTCGAGCAGCTTATGAGCTATGACGTAACAAAGGCGGTCAGCGGAAAGAAGGTGACATAATTGCAGAACACGAAAGATTGGGACTTGTACGAGGCTGGGAAGCAGTACAACAACCGGATCGAACCGAACTATTACGACACGGTTAATGCGAACCTGGACTTCTTCGCGGGTAACCAGTGGCGAAACCTTCCCGACAGCGAAATGCCGAAGCCGGTGTTCAACATCATCAAGCGTGTGATTACGTTCTTTGTCGCCTCGCTCACAACGGGCATGGCGAAGATACAGTATTCACCGTTGATGCTTGCGGACAACACTCCGACTCAAGAGATTGACGCGGCAGATGTGGCTAATCAGCAAACGGCGATGCTGTTCGATAAGTTCAAGATGGAGTTTAAGACGCGTGACGCGCTGTTTGATGGAGCGACAACCGGTGATTATTGCGCGCATTTCTATTTCGACACGACAAAACGACCGTACAATTACGCTCCGGGTGTCCAAGGCGAGATTTGTATGGAGCTAGTAGATGGCACGAACGTATTCTTCGGCAATGCCAACAACTCCATGACCGATCCGCAGCCATATATCGGATTATCCGGACGCGATACAATCGAGAACTTACGCGCTGAGGCCAAGAGATACCACGAAGCTGAGGAAGATATCGAGGGTATCCAACCAGATAAGGAATACTTTTATCAGGCTGGAGAAGCCGCTCAAATCGAGGTCGAAGCTTCCGATATCGAGGCCGGGAAAGCCCTGTACATCATCATTTACCGCAAGAAAACGGAGCAGGTTGAAGGGATCGACCCTTTGACAAGGTTGCCGATTACCGAGACGAAGACAACGATCACAGCATCCAAGAGCGTGAGAGGGGCATACATCTACAAGGACATCGATACTGGGCTGAGCCGATACCCGATCGCGTGGGGCAATTGGGAAAAGCAAAAGAACCAATACCACGGCAGGGCGTTGGCGACCGGCATACTGCCGAACCAAATCTTCATCAACCGCATGTTTGCGATGGTCATGTATCACTTAATGATGACGGCGTTCCCAAAGGCTGTGTATAACGCCGATGCGATTGCAATTTGGGACAATGCCGTTGGTGATGCAATTCCGGTAACTGGAGTTGGGTTCGAAACGAATCTCAAAAACATCGCTTCGTACCTGGAGCCTAGCCAGATGTCCACTCAAATAGTCCAGGTCATCGAGATGGTCATGCAGTACACGAAAGAAATGCTCGGTGCATCTGATGCGGCACTCGGCGAGATCGACCCTAAGAACACGTCTGCTATTATCGCGGTTCAAAAGTCATCTGCAATTCCCTTGGAGAACCCGAAGGCGAACCTGTACGAGTGGGTCGAGGACATTGGGCATATCCTGTTCGATATGATGGGTACGTACTATGGTATGCGTCCGATTGTTCGAGAAAAAGAGGTAGAGACTCCCAAAATGGACCAGTTTGGGCAGGCCGCTATTGATCCAATGGGGAATGTCGTCACTGAGAAGGTGACACAGAAGGTTACGGAAATGTTTGATTTCAGCGTCTTCAAAAATATGTGGCTGGACGTAAAAGCCGACGTCGGAGAATCGTCCTACTGGTCACAGATCGCCGCGAATCAGACGTTGGACAACATGCTTGCGCAAGGTCATATCGACATCGTGCAGTACCTTGAGCGCGTGCCAGACGAGTACATCCCGCAAAAGGATGAGCTTATCTCGCAAGTCCAACAACGGATGATGCAGGCCCAAGCGCAAGCCACGAAAGACAAATCACTGGCAGATGCTAAAACACAGATCGAAATGGAAATGATGTTGAAAAACGGAGCGCAGCCGCGATCGGCATAGCGCTCTTTAATTTTGCCCTGTCGCATGGCAATAAACTAGGCCGCGGCTACCATACCGCGAGGAGGTTTACATGGAAGACGAAATGATTCTGCCAGACGATTTCCAAGAGGCCACACCAGCCGAGGAACCAACGGTAGATACGCAAGAGCCGGAGTTCGAAGGATTCGAAGAGCCATCTGCAGAGGATACCAAACCGGCAGACGAGCCGACAGAGCCACAAGAACCCGTTACGCAGCCGCAAAAGGTCAAGATCAAGTTCAACCATGAGGAACGGGAAATCGATCTTGATGAGGCTGCACAACTCGCTCAGAAGGGCATGAACTACGAACGAGCCATCGAACGAGCGAGAGCAGAAGCAGCCCAGCAAGCCAAGGATTCGGTCATTGCAGAAATGGGCATGACCTGGAACGGCAAGCCTATTCAAACCGAATCCGAATACAAGCAAGCATTAGCCGAACAAAAACTGATTGAACAGTATAAGGACCGCGATCTACCGCCCGAAGTGATTCAGGAACTGCTGGAGAGTCGACGGGACCGGGAAGAGCGCCAGCGTGAAAAGGCGGCGAAGGAAGAAGAATCAAAGGTACAAACAACGTGGAATGAATTCTTTGCCTACTTCGAGGAAGTTAACGAGCGTGCTTTCGATCCGAAAAAGGACTCACTTCCCGCAGAGGTAGAGGAAGCAATCGGAAAGGGGCAAACGCCCCTTAGCGCCTATATGAAGCACCATAGCAAGGAACTACGCAATCAACTCAAGATCGCCAAACAGAATCAAGCCAATACACGGAAAGCGCCAGTAGGCAGCGTAACGGCTGGCGGTTCTAAGGCCGCAGAGTCGGAAGACCCGTTCTTGAAAGGTTTCGATTCAATCCATTACTAGGAGGAATAACAAATGGCAGTGAACTTGGCATCGAAATATAGCTCGAAGGTAGACGAGCGGTTTAAGCTCAAATCCCTCACGGAAGTCGCGGTAAACAACGAATACGATTGGACTGGCGTCAACGCGGTTCACGTGTATTCTATCCCGACAGTAGCGATGGGCAACTACACGAGGACCGGTTTGGCCCGTTACGGCACGGCGACGGAGCTGCAGAACACCGTTCAAACGATGACCCTCACGCGTGACCGTGCATTCACATTCACGATCGACCGCGGCAACCATATGGAGACGCAGATGGTCATGGAGGCCGGTAAAGCTCTTGCTCGTCAGGTGGACGAGGTAATCGTGCCGGAAATCGACACGTACCGACTTGCGGCTATGTCCGCTGCCGCAGTAGCAAACGGCAAAACCTCTGGGGCGGTGCCGATCACGGCAACCAACGCTTACAGCTCGTTTCTTGAGGGCACGGAATCCCTGGACGAAGACAAGGTTCCGCAGGGTGGACGTCTCGCGTTCGTTACGCCGGCTTACTACAACTTCCTCAAACTCGACAACAACTTCGTAAAACAGAGCGAGACGGGACAAAAAATGGCGAATAGCGGTGATGTAGGTAGGGTAGACAACGTTCGAATCATCAAAGTCCCTTCCGTCTACCTCCCGGCAAACACGGCGTTCATGCTCTGTCATCCGATTGCTACGGTATCCCCGAAAAAACTCGAGGACTATAAGACGCACGACAACCCTCCGGGTATCAACGGTTGGTTGGTAGAGGGCCGGACGATCTACGACGCGTTCGTTCTCAGCAACAAGGTGGACGCATTGTATGTTCACGTAACGGCATAAGGAGGGGTCAAACTATGGCAGAGAAAAAAGAAATCAAGTTTAAGGCAAAGAACGGAAAAGTGTTGATCGCTCGTGACGAGATTCAAGCGGCGGCCTTTGAAAAACAAGGACTCGTGCAGATCGAAGGCAAGACAACCGCAAAGGACGAATAGTCTACCAACCATAGTAGGCGGGGCTTAGGCTTCGCCTACTTTTTTTGTATAAGGAGGTGCTAGGCAGTGACCCTTGGGGAGATTATAAACATGATCTCTATGAAATATCCACATAGTTACGGTGAATCTTACGTCATTACGATGATTAACGATATACAGCAGCGATTGTTCCGCACGATGTTCAAGCTGCCTACTGTTGCGACGTTTGACCTTCTTGCCGGGGAGCCGGCTTATCCGATTGACTTTTCGGCCGATGGAATCGTTTCGGTTGTAGCAGACGGCGCGGACTACCCAAACCAAAATATCAAGTATACCGCCCAGGACCGCTATTATTACGTGATGGATGGATCGGCAGTAATCATCTACCCTACGCCTGATGAAGACGTAACGGAGGGCCTAAAGGTTATCCATTACAAGGAACCTGCGACTTTGAGCGGGCCAACAGATACCCCAGAAATGGATAAAGCATGGCATATGCTGTTGGTCAATTACGTGTGCCGGGACTTGGCAGAAATTGAAGGGAAAGATGGGCAAGTCAGATATTTCACTTCGCAAATCAGTGAACTGGAACGACAATACTACCGTTCCAAGCAAGCAAGACCGCATCGAATACTAGATGTGTACGATGTGGGAAGGGGCGCGAAATGAAAAAACTGTTCGTCATTTTATGTATTTTTACTCTGATCGGGGTGAACATGGTGAGTGCATCCGAAAACATTGCACAACAAACACAAACGGTCTACGACGACTATAATAAGCTTAAAAAACTCGTCGATGTCGGCTATTTTCTTGAAGATTACGTTGTATCTGGCGGAGTGGTTACCAAAGATGTGACGTATAACAATAGAATCAACGCAACGGAACTTGTAGCTGCGCTGGACAATGATGTCACCCGTCATGAAGCGATAAGCTTTACCACGACCGTTGCGAGTGCAACATATTATTTAGACTATAAAACCGGCGGCGAGTACAGTTTTGAAACGTCACATCCGAGTGGATCGTATTTGCCGATCGCCGAGGTCACGACGGACGTAAATAAAAACGTCAGCGCCATCACAGACCGGCGCGGTGATGTTGGCGGATTTCGTCTTAAGTCGGGGTATATGTACCCGGAGATAACTGAGCTTCAGAATGATCTTGCAGATTTGGCCGGCGCAGGCCGAACAACGGAAACCGTGAAAGGTAACGCGGATAACATTATTGCGTTGCAGACTGAAATCCAAGACAAAGCGATGCGACGAACGTCAGCATTGTACAATAATGCAGTAACTGAAAGTGGCGCGGATACCTCGGCGGATGCCTTGACCGTGGCGAGAACAGCACTGTCGAAGGGAAGCATTAAGATAGCATTCTGGGGTGACTCCATCACCGAAGGAGACGACCAAACCGACACTCGGGACGCCTATGCCGAGCGGTTTATTCGTGCTTTAAGAGATAAGTATCCAAACGTAACCATCGAATACCAAAATTACTCACTATCCGGCAGAACGTTGGCTGATGCAGTTAATCCAACCTACGCGAACTATTCGGATCGACCACGGCCATGGGTGACTGATCCGAATAAGGTATGGCGGACATATGTGCAAGATTATGCACCTGATTTGGTTATCGTCGCCTTTGGGATGAATGACTCCAATGGGTCTAAAGCATTCGCTTATGGGCTGGATAATTACTTTGCCACTAACTTAGATACAATGAAAACATTCGTGAACACATGGACAAAAGTACCTTCGGTTTGCTTGGTGTCCACCATCCTGCCGACAACCGATATCGCAGCGGTGCAGCAGGAATTGCCCGGATTTGACCAAAGTCAAGAGGTTACGCAGGCCGTGGCCAGAACCACAAGACAATACGCAAAAAGCAACAATTTCGCCCTGGCTGACGCAAACCGGCTTTATCTGCTCCTCAGAGACGGAACGGACGATGTTTTGAGGAAGTCGGATGCCGAATTCAACTGGGAGGGCTATAGTTCTTCCGACTGGACAGGCGATAAGGCTAATTTCTCTCTGGCTTCGAATATCCTCACTCCGAACAGTACGAACAAGTTTATCACACGTGCGCGGAATTATTACGAGGGCACCATTGAACTTGATTTCACACCGCAAGTTAACGGCGCCGATGGCGTTCTTTGGGTGGGATATCGTAAAGACACGGATCTTGGATATCTGTTATGGACGATTTCGCCATCCACCACAAACGGAGCAAGCGATTCGAGCATAAAACTGTGGAGTATGACAGCGGCGGGTAATGTCACTCTTTCTGATGTTTCGGCGGGGATAATCAACACCGGAACCAAATACAACTTGACCATCGAATCCGTTGGAAACAAACACACACTCTCTATAAATGGAACAGTTATACAGGTATTCAAAACTTATCACATTATGCATGATGGGCAAGTTTATCTCGGTTCATCCGGTGCATGTCCGATTCTAGAAAACCTGTCTATATCGTTTGAGGATTCTCTGTTCGACAGACCCATGTACTCGCAGGCGGATTTAATCGGGGAACTGCCATATACAGATACAACGTCAAGCGGCGATGGAATCCACCACCCTACAGGCTTGGGTCATGCCGTAACGTATCTACCGTCACTGTTCGGTCTGATGAACGGGATGGACGTACCTTTGCCCACCATTCCAGCGGTTGAAGTGGCCTATTCCTCGACTCTATCAGTAGCAACGGGAGTAGAGACACAACTCAGTTTTTCGGAGGTCTTCGATAATTACAACATGTTTGACTCCGGAAATCCGAACCGCATTGTGATTCAAAAAGCCGGGATGTATGTCGTCACAGCAACGGCCAGATACGACAATGTGTCGGGTGGGAACGCGATGCTAAATCTCTATGTTGATGGTGTGCGTGTAACCGATAAAATTGTACTGGATACGTGGAATGACCTAAATTGCTCAATATGCATGTACTGCGATGTCGGAGACGAAATCACTTTGAAAACCATACACAGCAACGCCGGAAGTATCAATTTGTTGGGCGCCAAACTCAGTGCAGTTGCCCAATAACCATGAAAGGAGAATACAATGGCTCTTACGCTGCAACAAATCATAGATGAGGCGGATCTGTTAGTACCCAACGCTTATCAAGCAGCCGATAAAATACCATGGCTCAACAAGGTGAACCAAGAATTTTTCGAGATCGTGAAGATTCCGCAATCGTCGGTATTTACGACTGTGGCATCTCAAGCAAGCTACGTTTTGCCCGACGATGTGAGAGATAACAGTATTGATAAGGCGCGCGTTGGTCTGATTAATTATCTATCTCTGAATTACGAAGATGTGAAGCCGGCGCAAAATTATTTCACCTTCAACGAATCCGACCACAATATAACATTCACACCGGCTCCGTATGCCTCGGGTCTTCGGGCAATCGTCAGGTACTACCGTATAGCAACGTCTACTTATGTCTCCAGCATTCTAACCGCGAATCCGGATGCGCCGGCAGAGTACCACTGGATCTATGTCCTAGGGCTTTGCGAAAAGATCGCCAATGCCAACAACGACACCGGCAAGTCTAACAACTACGGTAATGAATACAGGGCAGCATTGACCGCAGCCGCCCAAAACTATTCGAAGTTGGGTGATTGAAATGGTACGAAAGATCATACCACCCAAACGTATACCATGGGTCCCATCGGAGGAAAAAGAGCCGGCCAAACGGAAAAGCCCGGAAGTAACGCGAACAAATTGGGGGATGACGAATGATAGTCAACCACCATATACGATCAAAGAATTCCGAGGCGTCAACAAGCTTGACGCTTTTTCTATTGGCGACATATTTGCCGCGGATATGAAGAATCTGACCAGTAGCAAATACCCGGCTTTGACCGTGAGGCCGGGGTATGCACAGATTGGTGCAACCGTAGGAACCAAGGTGCTCGGGCTTGGCGTTTGGAAGGATACGGAGCTGCATGCTGTGTTCAATGATGGTACCTGGCGCAAATGGGACGGAAGCGCATGGACAACAATTAAAAGCGGACTATCAACGACGGCTGAAGCGTATTTCACAAATTTCCAAGGCGCATACACGGGCATTAACCTCATCATGGCGAATGGAGTCGATGCGGTTCAACGCTATGATGGGTCAACAGTCCAAAACGTGTTGAACGCGCCGGCTAACGCGAAGTATATCACCACGTTTCAAAATCGGCTATGGGTGAGCATGAACGGGGACAAGGAAATCCGTGCAAGTGCCCTAGATAATGCCGAGGATTGGACGCCGGGAACCCTCAACGACTCGTTAGCCTTCGGAAAGGAAATCGAATCTCCTTCTGGCGAGACCATTAACGGGTTATTCGGGGAATTGGCTAAACTGACCATTAGTTTCCCCAACTCTATTCGGAAACTGCTCGGAGGTGTACCATCCGATTTCAACGATCAATCCGTGTCGCAAACACTCGGGATCGTAAACAACAAATCATCCGTGACCATTGATGGAACGATGCACCTTTTCAATTCGAAAGGATTTTACAGTTATGGCGGTGGAGTATCGCCGGATAAATCGTATTCGGAAGTGGTCCAGTATTACGCCGACAATTCGAACGCCGCGGCTAGGAATCAATCTGCGGTCGGATCCGATGGCAAGAATCTGTATTTTGCAATCCCGATCAGCAGTTCGACAGCACCGGACACGATTATCGAATACGACAAAACGGTACGCGCTTGGAACGTCTGGGAGGACATTCAGGCGCTTCATTTTGTCCGGTTGGGGAATGACTTCTACATCGGCGATGCGCTCGGCAGAGTGCTCAAAATGGGCGGTACAAGCGATAACGGAACGTCTATAGCATCCGAACTCATCTCGAAATGGTTCACAGCACCGTCGATGTCTCAAGTTATCCGATGGCCTCGTATGTGGCTGACCGTAGATTTGCCGACTGGCAGCTCGTTAACCGTCTATCTGAACAAATCTGAGGACGAACCGTGGGAGGAAGTCGGAAGCATCACCGCGTCAAGTGACATCATTCGTAAGCCGATTTACGTAGCATCAACCAAGGTAGCCAATGCGAAACAGCTACGGTACAAAGTCGTCGGCAGCGGACCGTATACCTTGCATGAAATTGCATGGGAAAGCGATACGCTACCGTTGAGATAGGGGGGGGGATACGATGGGGAAAGTCGATATACCACAAATCGAACCGAAGGGGAATAGAACTACTGACGAATACGTACACTACTTGGCCAATATGTTGGCGATTATTCAAGAGGAATTGCAAAATTTCCTTGAGGGCCGGATAAGCTCCGAAAATATGCGTGAAATCGCTGGGTACAATGTCAGCCAAACAGAGTTAAAGCATAAAAGCGGTATTGTCGGGATGTCCGGAGCTGACGCTGCCACGGCCACGGCTATCCGGTTTTGGGCAGGCAACGCCGACAAAACAGCAGCTCCGTTTCGAGTGCAGCAAAACGGCAAGATGTACGCCACAGACGGCGAATTTGAAGGAAAGATTACGGCGACCGACATCGAAGGTGGGACGATTACAGGGGCGCTTATTCAGACTGCTGCTGCGGGTATATTCCCTAGAATTGAATTTTCTGATACAGGAGAATTGATTGGAGCGTACTATTCGGCAACTAACTTTGTTAAATTACTTGCTGTTATCTCTGGAAACCCGGGGTTCCGTATCGACAATGGAGATGTATCGGCCCAAATTGGTAACAGTGCAACGGAATTTGTTATTAATACCGTATTTGGATTCGGTAATATATACCTCCAGTCAGGTGCTGATTTAAAACTTTTTGCCGATGGTCTAGTTCGATTTCAGGATTGGGATAAAATGTATAGCAATGGTGACGGACAGACTTTGCAAACAGCATTGAATAACAAAGCCCCTATATTCGCGGGTTTCACCGGTTCAATTCCTCCTGGAGCGACGATACACGTAGATAACGGAGTTATAGAAGGGTACTCGATATAAAGACTATTTTCGCGCCTTTAGTTTTGATGGTATAATCTTCCTAAAACTAGATGGGTGTGATAATAATGAAAAAGGTAGTGGCAAGTTTCTTGGCTGGTGTATTAATGGCGACAGCAATTTCTGTATACGCTGATGATGGTCTGGAAAAGATTGAAGCTTATGTGCGAAAAGGATTGCCGATAACCTTGAATGGTAATAAAGTTGAACTCGAAAATCCTCCGGTAATAGTAGATGGAAGCACATACCTACGCTTACGTGATGTAGCCAAAATTACTGGAGTTGAGGTCAATTGGAACGAATATACACAAACAGTAGAATTGAAGGACGTTACTATTGCTAAACAAGATTCAGCGGTGCCAATAAATAAGAATTCTGGAGGTGGTGCCATGCAAACAGTTGAAGTTTCACAAATTGATAAGTCAATCGCTCAGTATCTGTCTGACATAAAAGATCGGGAATATTTGATACAAGTGCAGCAAGGATTTATTGATGATACCATAAAAAATAAATCAAACTATCAAGAACAACAATATACTGACAAAATCACCAAGTTGGAACAAGGAAAAGCTAAATACCAAAGTGAAATAAGCGAACTAAAAGCCAAAATAGCCGATCTGGAGAAGCAGAAGGCTGAGTTGTTGAAGTGATGAAATTTAAGTTTAAAAATGGGATTCTGATTTTTTTGAACTTGTTAGGTGTCGTAGCCATTCTATTTGTTGGTTCTTTTTTATTGTCAGAAATTGAATCCATTTACGATTTCATTGGCGATAAAGTGCCGATACTGGGAAAGATTTTTGCTTGGGCTGAAAGTGTGGTAAACTGACGACCCCTCTGCAACTTTCATTTTAACAGAAAGGGTATTTTTTACAAAAAAGTTGAAGATACATCAATTGCGGGTATAAAAGTATTGAAGTATCATAAAAATAGAAACAGGAGCCGGTTGCCGCCGACTCCCTGCACAACACTTGGGCGGGATCCTCCTGCTTAATGGCTCTAGCAAGGAATAACCCGACCTCTGGCTCTAACCTGGGCGGGTTATTTTCGTTTCAGGTAAGTCAACAGCGCAAGCAAGAACATGCCTAACGCGATAACTTCTGCCGTCGAAAATGTCATATGCATTCCCCCTTTCTGGAGGAACGCAACCGCCCAAGTTCAGTTGTACAATCCATATAATACCACAAGGTCACTCGTTCGAGTGGCTTTTTTTCATGCACTCAAACAAGGGGTGATACCATGGCAACAGCCGACAAATACGGATACCGGAAGTACCTTACGGGTGAAAAAGGGTTAAAAGATGAAGATGTCACATACGATAACGGCTCAATTTACGTCAAAGGCAAATACTTCGACAGCGCTGCACCAGATGCAGACGGATCGACGTACAACACAAGATCAAATCTTGAAAAAGCCTATAACAACTATCGTGCTGGCACCGTATATGATCAGTACGCTAATAACGTTATGCAAAAACCGAAGCCGATCGAGAAGCCGCAACCGTACCAGTTTGATGCCTCGAAATTATACAGCAATCCGGGATATCAAACCGGATTGCAAGCCACACAGCAAGCAGCGGCAACGCAACAAGGGAACACATTGGCCCGACTTCGGGCGATGGGGCAAGGCAAAAGCTCCTACTCAGAAGGCGTTGCGAATCAGATCGGGCAACAAGCCGTATCAGACTTTAATGCGAAATTCATCCCGCAAGTCATGGCAGATGATTACCGGAAGTATCTCGATGATATCGACATCAGCATGAAAGTGGATGATGCGAACTATAAACGCGAGGGCGACTATGCCAATGCACTGAAAGGTGTGGCCGGCGACTATTACAGTCTGTACAGTGATGGTTTGAAACGCGAATCGGATGCACGGGCAACCAACATCAAAAACGCCGCGGATCTATCCGAACAATTCGGTGTCGGAGTACTTCCAAAGGAATCCGGTGAGGCGTTGTTCGAACAAGTATCCGGTCGCCCGACTGTAAAAGCACAAACCGAACAGCGGCAGTATTTTAAAGAACTAGTCGACGCGTCCGACAAAGTCGGCAATGTTCTTCCAGAATTGGCACAACTCATAGGGGTGCCAGCTGGTACACCAACACTAAATGCACAAAAAGAAATAAACGATGCAGCTTATCAAATGGGCATGCTTGGGGTATCTCAACGTAATGCATCCACTTCGGAGAAACAGGCTAATATCTCAGCTTCGAGATTGCAGCTTGATCGGGAACAAGCGAATAAACCGAAGGAAATACCGGGGCCAAAACCTATAACTATTCAAGATATTTCAAAATATGCGAATGACGTAGCAAGATACAAGGATGGTATGCTGCTTAATCCCGACCAAGTGGAGGCAGCAATCCTTTCATATGATTTATCGGAGGATGAATACAGGAAGTTGTATGCGACACACGGACTTAAATGGGGGGGCTAATGTATGGCGGAATCGTTCGCAGAGCGCAGACGCAGAGATCTGGGTATAACAACCGGTACAGCACAGCCGCAACAGCCCCAAACAAAGTCAACTTCAAATAGTTTCGTTGAAAAACGGAAGCGAGAACTTGGACTTTCATCAACACCAGAAGTCGCTCCTGTAGAACCTACAACCAATACCGATACAAGTGCTTTACTCAATGCTATGAAAACTGGAAAAGCTCCGTCACTTGACGTTAGGGAATCACCACTTGTTCAAGATGCAGCCTCCATTCCAGAGAAACCGAACTTCTTAGAACGAATGGTACAAAACACGGTTGGACTATTTAAGGCGGCTCCTCCGAGCAAGGTTGCCCAAGAAGCGATTGACATCGTTGGCAGACCATCCGAAGTTATCGCAGAGTTTGCTACGCCGACAGCGCCATCTATTCGCCGGTCGGAAAGTGGCTATGTCGAGAATGTACCAGGTTCAAGCGCTCGGCAAGATTTTTTACAGCGCACCGGACAAGAACCGGCACAAGGCGCGGAGAAGGCGTTGGGCGCCGTGGCTGCTTCCTTCCTACCCATGGGAGGAAGCGGACCACTTGGGCCGAACGCCGGAAACTTGTATCGCGCTGCCGGGAATGTAGCCGATCGATTCCTAACGCGAGCAGGTACCGGAGTAGGCGGAAAGGTAGCACGTGAAGCCACTACAGAAGCGTTGTCTGGCGTTCCTTTGGGTTTCGGTCAATCACTCGGCACAGGCAGCGGAGACTTGCGAGAAGCCGCCACAGAAGGTGCTATAGGTGGAGCATTGGGAGTCGGTATAGGCGCTGGCGGACCGGCTCTTGGCGCAGCAGCAAAACAAGTTGCTAATAGCGCTATCGAACGTTATCTTGGTCCGATCCTCAAGAATGTCACGGAGAAAGGTAAGACGCCACAGGAGGAAGTCGTTGAAGGATTATTCCAGTCGGCCAGCATACCTAATCGTCTTACCCCGGCTAGTAACGAGGTTACGCTGAATCGGGTTATGGAACAAATCAAGCCGATCGTAGAGCAACGCCTAACGCCGCCGCTGGAGAATCCGAACGAGCTGGCGAAATACGTACAGCAGGGGTTGAAACGCCAAGGCGCGGACATCTCGTTGAACGAAGTACGCAAGGTGCCATACGAGGGATTGCAGGAAATGGCCGAGGAACTCCGGAGTACCACAACCGTCTACGATGAAGCTGTCAAAGCCGCGAAAGAGCGTGGTTTCAACCTACCGAATCTGTTGGAAGGGAAGACGCCTAGCATCAAGCAACGCGTCGCAGAGGACGCCACAAACCGTGCATACGGGGTATATCCGGAGTCGTTGCCAGAAGTCCGTAAACCTCTTACGAATGCAGCAGATGAACCGGCAAAGCAAGATTGGTTTTCTCGCCTCTTCGGGGAACAGAATGTCGGCATCACGCCATTCGGATCGAAGAAAAGCAATAGGATTGTGACAACGGAACAGCAGATCGTGAAAAATCCGCTAAAGAACAATGTTGACGGCATAGTGGAGAAGACCAAACAAGCTGGACGCGCAACGTATCAGAATGTCGTGGACTTTCTCTCACCACTCAAAACGATCAATCGAGAGACGTATGATACGGCTCAGGACGCGGCAAGGTCGAACAATCTCGCAAATACGATCGTTCGTGATAAGTTCGTCGACAATCAGGGGAATGTGATCGGATCGAGCTTGAATGATGTCATGAAAGAAGTCCGCGGCCTCGGTAAGAAATTCGATGATTATCTCGTGTTGCGTCATGGCATAACCCGCATGAAGCGCGGTGAACGTGTGTATGATGAGGCGCTCAAAATGACGCCCGAGAAGGCCGCTGAAGCTGTAGCAAAGCTTGAAGCGAGATACCCCGGATTGCAGAAGGCCGGGCAAATGTGGGATGAATTCAATACGAATCTGCTTGATTCCGGTGTACGTGAAGGGTTGATTACGAAAGAAGCCCGGGATGCAATGCGAGAAGCAAACCCAAATTACGCAGCGATGCGCCGACAATTCGACTTAAGCGAGAAGTTGGCACGCCCTAAATGGGGGAGTGGTGGTTCGGCATTTTCCGGCCAGCGGGCTCCTATTAATGAGGTATCGCCTACCGGTTCGACACGTAAGATTGTCAGCCCGGTGCGATCGGCCATTGAACAGGCTTATGCTTGGAAGAACGCAGAACTGCGCAACCGGACAATGCAGGAGATCGTCAAGGCGATCCAGAAGGACCCCGAAGGAATGCGCGGTATTGTAGAGATCGTCAAGAAGCCGTCAACAAGTTACCGCAGTTTGGACGACGCTTTGCGCGAAGGTGGTTCCGAAGAATTCTTGGAACAACTGAATAATGATTTTAAATCTCTGTTCCAGACAGCGAAAACAGGCGATGAAAACATTGTTCGGGCTATGGTGAACGGTCGTCCTGTATATGTCAAGGTCCATAATCCGGAAGCCGTAAAAGCCCTATTAGGCATGGGATCGGATCAAGCCGGGATCGTGTTCGGCGCGCTACAAATGCTCTCCAATGCAACAAAACGCGGTGCAACCGGTCTTTTAGCTCCTATGTTTGCGGTTAAAAACCTAACCGCTGACACGATACAGGCCGCAATCCAGTCGCCTAATGCCATTAAACATATTGCAGTCGATTTGCCTCATGCCATGATTAGTTCGTTTGCAGATGTTTTGCGGATACCTGGACTGAAAAATCTTGCCGAGGAATTCCGTCGAGCGGGCGGAGAATATTCGGCTCTTTTGCGTGGGGATCGCCCAGTTAATCGGGCAGTATTCAATCTCCGTAAAGAAGCGCCGTTATCTCCTGCCGGTATCGCAAAAGGCGCATTATCGACGCTCAAAGCTCCATTTAAGGGGCTTGAGAAGGTAGCCGATATAACGGAGAACGCAAACCGTATGGCGGCTTTCCGACGAGCTATGGCGGGCAAGGAACGTACTCCTGAGAACGTCCGAAAAGCCATCAATGCGGCTAGGGAATCGACGACAAACTTTTCACGTAAAGGTTCGTTCTATCAACAAACCGAAGCATTAGTGCCTTACTCGAATGCTGCCGTTCAAGGTCTGTATCGGGTATTGAAATCATTCTATAAAAATCCGGTCAAAACGTTGGCCGGCGTAGGCACGTTGGTTATAGGCCCAAAACTGTATGAATACGCCCAATTTAATGACGACCCGGATTATCAAAAACTCCCGGCCCGTGAGAGATATCGGAATGTTTTTGTTGGAAAAAATGCAGATGCTACGTTCATCAAGATGCCTATGCCGCCTGAATATGAAGCGTTTGGATCATTTATGACAGATGTGCTGAATGATGTGGTCAAAGGTGATCCACAAGCCTACAAAGGCACGTTGGACGCCATAGTGAACGCCTTTACGCCTCCGCTCGTATCTGGAGCACTTCAAGGGGCCACACAAGGCGGCGGGCCTGAGCAAAGCATATTGGGAACTATCAATTCCACTGTCGCAGCTCCATTCGTGGCTATAACGGGGAACAAGAGTTTTACCGGCGCTCCAATCGTACCGAAGCGACTTGAAGATGTATCTGCAAAAAATCAGTTTGACGAACGGACGAGCGAAATATCTAAGTGGGTTGGTAAAAAAATCGGAATGTCCCCGTTGAAGGTCGATTACCTGTTGAGAGCTTACGGAGGCGACCCGGCGAGACTCCTGCTTCCGTTGAACTCTCCAGTGGGTGGGGGAACGGCACGGAATACGCTGCTAAAAAATTTCATATCCGACCCGGTATTTACGAATACGCTGTCCGATGACTTTTACACGGCGAAGGAAAAATATACGAAGGCCAAAAACGACAATAAGGACAACGGCGACCCGTTACCGTCTTGGTACAATGAGCAAATGGAACGGGTGATCAACTCGCAAGCGAATAGTTCGGTAACGAAACGCTTGTCCACTCTGAACGAGCAGAAACGCCAAATTACCGGAAATCGTGAGTTGAAATCCAAAGATAAATCCCAGCAATTGCGGTCCATTCAAGCGGAGATTAACGACATCTACGCAGACGTCAATAGCAAGCTGGTTGAAAGTGGCTTTAAATTCCCGAATCGATAATAGACGCCTCCGGGCGTCTTTTCTATTGGAGGTGAACCTATGATCCATATGATTGTCCCATGGTGTTGTGTCATGGATAAGCCAGCCGATCAAAGCGAATTTTACCGGACCATGTGCGAATTGTACGACAAGGAAACGGCTGACCGGTATACCTATGAGCAGATCATCCCCCCGTTGGAGGACGTATGTACGACTGGATCATCGAATCGCTCAATGCCGTATGGAGACATGGTTGGAGCTTAACGGCGCTAGGAACGGCCATATTCGCGCTATTGAAGCAACGCAAGGTAAAGGCGCAGCTACGGAAGCTCATTCCGTGGCTCTTTGCCGATGACTCCGATATCCGGCAGTACGTCCAGAATCAGCAGCGTATCGAATCCAAGATAGACGCGCTGCTCGAGAGAGAGGGGATCGTATGGCAAAGTGCAAGCTCGAATGGTACAACCGGCAAAGTATCGACAAGAAGAATTGGTTTTACGTCTTCCTCGGTGGTCAAATCAGTTGTCCGTGGTGTCGTCAGGTACATCATTTACCTTATATCGAAAGGAAGGAAGCACATGAATAAGCTTAAGAGTCGTAAGTTCTGGATGAGTGTCGTATCGGCCATATTGGTGCTGGCCAATGACGGATTGGAGCTCGGATTGGATACCAATACCGTCATGGCATTTGCGGGCATCGTAATGTCCTTTATTTTCGGGGAGGCTTACGTGGACGGGAAGAAGGTGAACAAAGATGCAGACTCGGGGTATACAAGTACCTTCCAATCTAATCGATGAATTGAAGATTCCGCAAATTATCGACATTACAGACAGTCTTCCAAAGCGCGGTAAGGCCGGATGGGACGCCCTGAACAAGCCGAGAGACATCAACGCCTTAACAGACATAGGATGGCACCATACGGCGGAATTCGTTGAAGATGACGTGTCGCCAGAAACGCATGCCAACAATCACATAAGAGCGGGCGAAGGCGGATTTCCGTATCACTTCTACATTAAGAAAGGCCAGATATATCAAGGAAATGACATCCTGACATTCACCTACGGGATACGTTCAAACAACTATCAAACGGTCCATTGCGCCGTAGAGGGGTGCTATGCTCCGCACGAAGGTAGAGAGGCCGATGAGCTTTCCGACGAGAACCTCCGGGCAATGATCGGTTTGGAACTGACTCTGCGCCAGTTCCTTCCGGCTTATCACAAGACAAACGGCCATAATTACTACGTGGCGACGCTATGCCCCGGATATAGCATGACGAAGTTTCGTGAGGCTGTCGAAAACGTCAAGAACCAACTTTCCTATAAAGAAAGTGATTCGGGGCGAAACGAAAGAGCATACTCAATTGCAACTTATATGCTATGGTTGTATAACCTAGCGCAAGGAAAAGACCAATATGGAAAACCTGTAGATGAAGGGCTAAGGATATGGGCTCGTGAAAAACTCCTTTCGGCCGAAGAAAAAGTGAACGAAATGAAAAGCGCTGGATAACCCTTCCCCCACTTTAACCGAGTGGGGATTTTTTTGTTTTAATCCCTCCATTTTCGAGTATAATAAGAACATACGTTCTAATTGGAGGTGTGACATGGGTAAAAAGCTCGAAGGAAACGGCATATGGGAATCCTCCCGCATGATGCTGCCGGAACACGTCAAAACGATCATCCAGCACAAGGAATGGTTCAAACGCGATCCGCAGGAACGCCCGACGCTGGACGAACAGGAGATCGAGGACATGAGCCGGAAACTGTACGAGTCGAAGGAGGAGCAGACTTCGGTTACCGTGGAGAGATGGGAACGGAATCCGGCACGGGGAGTTGTACAGTTGATCGATATGAGGAAGCGAATTATCGTGGTCGGTCAGGAAATCGTGAAGATTGACGAGGTAATTGGAGTGGAATGAAAAGAGCGCCCGCGAAGGCGCTTTTTTTACCCCTCTCATACTAAACCACGACATAGCGTGACCGTTAAAGCGCATGAGACGGGCCGTTGTTCGTTCTGTCTTTATTATACCATATCTGATTTGTAATTTACATCTCCAGCCGGACGTTATCATCCCTAAACATCCGGCTGGAGATAAAAATTAGCGCCTGAAAACAATACTGACTCCTGATCCATCCTTGACGGTGATGCTTTCTATAATGCTGGCAATCGCCTGTTTCATTTTAAGCCTATCGCCGGATTCTATATCCTCGAGCAAGTTCCTTGCTTTTTCCTGTGCTGCAGCAACCTCGGATTGCGATTCGATCCGTTTTAATTCGTCGATGGTATCTTGGATTTCTTTACGTTCCTTCTCTATCCGATCGCGGGCACGACGAAAGTCATCCTTCGATAAATCCCCGTCTTCGTATAACTCCAATTGTTTCTGCATCCGGGCATCGAGCTTTGTTAGTTTGGATTCGAGTAGTTGGATTTCGGAAAGCTTTGGCGTCGCTTTCGAAATAATTATGTTCATCTTGCGCGGTCGAGAACTTGCCAATAATTTGATTTGCCGAATCACTTCGAACTCTAAATCACCACGGTCAATGAAATGAAAAAAGCAAATAGCTTTTTTACCGTATCCCGAACATTGGTAATGGTAATCGAATTTCTTCGTTTTATTAGTCGGACGACTGACCTCTCTACCGTTCATTTTATTACCGCAATGTTCGCAACGTACCAATCCAGTGAGCAAGTACCGTTCATTGTTATAGTTCTGACGCTGTACGTACTTTCTTGCGGACAGTATTTCTTGAACCTTATCATAAGTGGTCCTATCGATAATCGGTTCATGGTGATCTTCCGCAATGATCCACTCATCCCGCGGCCTTACAACCTCGACGGTTCCTTTACGGTATTTCCGGTTATAGACGAACTGCCCGATATACGTTTCGGATTCCAGCAAACGGCGGACGGTTTTTTCCTCCCACGTCTTACCGTTCTTCGACTTAATGCCCATTTGATTCAGTCGACCGGCGATGTTGAGGGGTCCAGTACCTTCAAGCGTCCACTTGAATATGTTTTTTACGACCAATGATTCTTCCAGGTTAATCTCGAGTTGTCCGTCAACGACGTTGTATCCATAAGACGCTTTCGATATCAGTTTCCCTTGTCTCGCCAGCGACATGAGATTATCCCGAACGCGCTCCCGGATCCGTTCCCTTTCAAATTCCGCGACAGCTCCGAGAACTTGAAGGGACAACTTGCCGGCAGACGTGGACGTATCAAATGATTCGGATATGGAGGCATACGAGCAGGAGTTTTTTTCGAAGTAATCGACTAGCTTCAGAATGTCCAGAAGGCGACGTGATAGCCGGTCCAACTTCGTCGTGATTACGGTATCATGTTCTTTATTCTGGACAGACTCTAACAATCTGGTTAGTTCAGGCCGGTGTATATCCTTCGCCGAATACCCGTCATCGATATAGATAACCGGTTGACGCCATCCCATGGCCTTACAATAGGCTATGCCGCGTTCTTCTTGCTCGTATAGGGAATTACCCTTTACCGCCTGTTCCTCTGTCGATACCCTAACGTATAAAGCTGGGCGCATGTCGTTCCCCCTAGAATAATTCCGGTTGGATGGAATAAGGTTGATTGTCCATCGGTTCAGGGGAGTACCCATTCACCTTAGCGACGTATTCCCATTCTACTGCATTTCTCCGGCTGCTGGAACCACATTTAGGGCACGTCCCGTACTTTCCGAGGTCAAACCTCCATCGGTCCCTGTGTGTGGCGTAGCAGCAGCGTGAGCACCATAAGTACATAGTGACTCCTTAATGAAAAAAGCCCGGTTAGGGGCGAATTTCATGATTCTTTATTACATTCTTTGGTTTAGGTCTTCTGTAAACAAAAATCATATAAAAAACAGTTATAGCAAGTGGTGTTATGTAATAAGGGTCAAATGATGTAAACAGACTCATTGTAACGATAAAAAGTGATATGGCAAGGAACACTCCGAAAGTTGACCGAAACGTTTTGCTATTAAATCTAGCAATAATTTTAGAATCTGCCTGTAAGCTCTCGAAATCCAAGAATAACCAATGTAATTGCGAGATGATAAGCCCAATTAGCATGTATAAACATTGCATTGTGACCCCATATATAAGCACAGATGATGGTACTAGAATGAGCAGGCAAGTGATGAATGTCAAGAGTGCCAATGATTTTGGAGGCATCTCAATTTTGCCCAAAAAGTACCTTACGACTTTCTTCAATGGGTATGTTATGTACAACCCAAGGATTACTCCCACAATTATGGTCATAATCACTACATATCACCTTCAAAATTCCCGATCGGATCGGGTATTTGCTCGATTTCTGTCAATTCCTATTAATCCACAAACAGGTAATACTTGTCTATATATAATCCAAAAGAAATGGTTTGTTTATCGCCTACACTGTCTTTTCGACATTGAAACAGGGTAATATTTCCCAAATCGAAAGAATTGTCAGAAAACTACTGTTCGAACCTGTCATTGCGTGGTATATTGGAAACACTTACATAATGTTTCATCAAACATATTTTCTCTTTGGGAGAATAAAATAAAAAAATTTGATGGGCTACTTTGACAACTGTTATACTTAATTTCCGGTCAGAAGAGTCTTACTCTTCCGCCGCCTGTCCCTCAACAAATTTCCAGAGATAAAGATCGTCTATGGTGACACCCAAAACAGTCGCCCACTTTTTGGCCTTGGTAATACCCAAGAGTCGCACCATATTGACGTAGTTTGAAACTTGCGATTCGGTCTCGCCGACCTGCTTGGCGAGCCAACGTTGATTCTTCTTTATTCTACGGAGGTGTTGGGGGACTAGGCATTTGACCGGAACTGGGTCCATCGTCAAATTCCCCTCAACATATTTTTTTTACTTAATATGCGAACATGTGTTTCCCTTAATTTGTCAAACGATGTCAATAACGTCAACTTAAAGAGAACTAGCGTTCCTGTTTATGGGGTTATATACTTGTATTACACTTCTTACAAGGGCGGTGCATCTATGGAACAAGATGTGTTATATATAAGTGCTGAGACTTTGATTAAATTAGGAATAACAGTTAATGAATCCATAAAATATTTGGAATGTAAAAAGGCTATTACTATCAATCCTGTTCATGTTAAAGCTCTTCAGGTCCTGAAACAGAAGCCGCTTGTTTCTTCATGAATCGTTTTGCTCTTACGAATGCAATGAATTCCCTGACTTCATCTTCGGAGAGTATCATATTATCTACTTTGAATGTCATTCGTTCAATTATTTCTTCATCTGTAAGTTCCAGTTCTAAGTATTCAATAAGTTTAACAGCCGGGTCTCGATTGTCTCCCTCTAGGTATCCTGCGACTTTCATTAATTCCTCA